GTGGCGAGATCGGTCAGCCGTCCGTGGATGACCTTATCTTCCTGTTGGAGCCTGTCGAGCAAATAGAAGATGCGCTTTAGCCCCCAACCGCCGAGAATTACGACACAGCCGAAAAGCATATCAACCATCATCGCGCTGTCCATCAGGTTCCAAAACCCTCCGCCTTCGGTTCGGGGAATTGAGGACTCGGATTAAGCGCGAACGTCAATCCCGGTTCAGTTCTGCCTGACCACACCATGCAGACCTCGACCTCTTCTTTACGCTGTTTGGCGATGACGATGGTTGAGGATGATCTTTCCTTGTTCACAAAAATCAAGAACGAATCGGTGTCAGTTAATTGGCCCATCGCAACAGGAGCCTCGCCAAACTTGTCACCCAATAGTGTTGCCATCCTGACCATCGAACCCACGCAAAATATCTGCATCCTCACAAGTCTTGCCGTCACATCGTCTGGCGGGCTACGATCTTCTGCATACGCAGGCATAAAAAAACCGGCCATCAGGCCGGTTGCGAGGGCGAGTGCTTTCATGGTTTGGCGGGCCAATCAACATTGGCAACATCATCTACCGTCCGCAACCCTGCTGGGAAATCACGTAGTGCTTTGCGGTAGTCGCGCCACTTAGTGTCATCCTCGACAGTCAACGCTACGTCTGCTACCTGTGTCCAATCACTTGATGCAAGCAGTTGGTTGCGGCGTGAACGAAGTTCAACCATAGCACGGTCGTAAGCGCCATTCGCCCATGCGGCTTCTTCCGCATCTCGCGCCGCTTCTTCTTCTGGTGTGAAGTCAACTCTCACACCGTTGACCATTTTATGTCTTGCCATCTAAATTGCTCCTAAAATTAAGAAATACCGTACATCTGAATTACGCCGTCAAAGTTCCCGCTACTCATCTTAAAACTTATAGCATCTATATCATTTGTATTATTAAAATATCCAGCAACATAAGCAGCCCTTTCCCTGTTGACACTGTTGTAAGTCGAAAATGTTGAATAGTAATGCTTCACATACGTTGTAGAAGCGGGAGAAAATAAATGTAAAACTCCCGCGAGAGATTCATCCGAACCATTACCCACACCAGATGCTAAATCTTGGTAACTGGTTCCCTGCGCCTGATCGTTGCCTGATTCATAGGCCAACTCAGAAGCAGAATCATCTTCATTATGTTCTGCCTTGAAAAATGTGGAGGTAGTGGTAACGTTATAATTTGATCCACTGTCTATACTGCATTGAAATCGAAAACTTGCATCATCAGTAGCGGGGCCTATATCTGTAAACACAAACATATACTCATCATAGGTACTGTCTATTCCAGACGTAATATCTACAGAAGAGGAATTACTTGCCGTAGACGTTGAAATCAGTGTTGGTATACCCATTAGCCAACTCCGTACATTTTTATAGTGCCGTCAAAGTTTCCGCTAGACATAGAAAAACGAACCGCACTTACGGCGCTTGTCGTGTTGAAGTAGCCAGCGATAAGCCAATTTCCACTATGGTTATCAGCGCCATACAAGTTTAGTTTGGAATAAAAATGCTTAACATAGGTGGTGCTAGACGGATTGAATAAATATAGTTCCCCAGCCGCGCATTCGTCCGCACCGTTTCCAACTGACCCGCTTAATGGCTGTGGGGAAGTGGATTGCGCTAGATCGTGTCCGGCCTCGTAGCCCAATGAAGCCCCAGAGTCAGATTCATAGTGGTAGGCGGAAAATGCGGTGGTTGTTTTTGTAACCCCAAAACTACCTGTCGAGCCTTCCATCTGAAAGTTAGTAGAGTCCGTAGCCGGATTCACATCATAAAACTTGAAGATATAAAGTTTGTATGTGCTGTCGATGCTGGAAGTAAAATCAGAACTGGCGGCATTTGACGATGTATTAGTTGTTATCAAGTCCATTGCCATTACTTAACTCCCCACATCTTTATAGTGCCGTCAAAGTTGCCTGATGACATTTTGAAAGATATTTCGTCTATTGCTGAGGTTGTGTTTATGTAGCCTGCTGCAAATTGATTGGTTGACGCTGGGTAAGACGTCTCGTAGGAGCAATTTACCTTGCTATAAAAATGCTTTACATAAGTCGTATTAGACGGGTTGAATAGATGTAATTCACCAACTAGACTTTCATCTGATCCAGCACCGACTTGATAAGCAAGTTGTTGGTAAGCGGTTCCTTGTGCTTGATCCTGACCCACGTTGTAGTTCATACCTCTTGTCGAATCGTCCTCAAGTTGATATGCCCAAAAATGTGTACTTGTTATTGTTTCGTTAAATCCAGTCTGCCCGTCAGCGTTAACCTGAAACGTAAATTCTTCATTATCCGTAGCCGGATTCACATCATAAAACTTGAAAATATATTCCCCGTATGTTGAATCAATCCCAGACGTAAATGATAATGACGCAGAATCAGAAGCAGTCTGCGTAGAAAGCAGAACTACTGTATCTGTTGAAACTCCCGCTACGCCGAACAGGGCTGCTTTATGTGCGCCTAGTGGCATCAGGACATATCCGCGCCAGAGAGGAATCCGTACCACACAGGAGATGCACCACCGTTAAAGGTGTAGAAAGTCAATATGTCGATTCCGGTTGTCGCTGTCGTGGTGAGCGTTGGTGCTGAACCGCCAGCCCACAATACTGAAGTGAATGCGCCCGTCCGACTGCCGGTTCCATCCTGAGTCAAAATCAAAGTCAGTGAAGAACCCGCTTGCAATCCAGAACCAGACGGCATTGTGAAGGTACAGTTACCTGTCATAGTGAAGGTCTGTACATTACCGTTAGTTTCAGCAAGAGTTACAGCGGTACTTGAATTGCCTCCAGCATAGACAGTTTCGGCGTAGTCCTCGATGACTGGGCGTAGTAATACGTTATCCGCGAAAGACACGTCCGTGCCGCTACGGGGGCTTATGGCGTTTACCTTTACTTCGCTCATTTCGGATACCTCGCTTTGATCTCTGCGCGTTTGGCTTGCAACGCCTCTAGGTCATCATCGAGGATCGCGTGTACACATTCTTCTATAGATGGGTACTCGGCTTTGCGGAGTCGAGCGTATTCCTGTGCATCGTACTCTGCTTGCCATTCGGTATGGGCAGTTTCTATTTCAGCCTCAGATGGTTGTGGTGATGCACTCATCCAACTTCGGATGTAAGTACCATCGCCATCGTTCTGTAATGAGAAATCAACCTCTGGCGTAAAGCCTAACTGTTGTAATCCTTGTGCTGTAATCATGTTATACCCCCACCAGTTTGAAGCCGGACAAATATGTGTACGCAGTAACTAGGTCGTGAGGATCAGCCTGATTCTGTTTGGCATATAACTCGATGTAATCGGTTTCCGATAAATTTGCAGAGAAAGAGGAATTGAAGTACAGCGTCTTATTTGAGGTCGGGCTATAGTCCAAGTGAAAAGTTCCTAACTGCGCTCCATTTTTATATAAACCAAGTTGAAAATATTGGTCTGCGTCAATCAACGGAACCCCAGAACCAAAGTGAAAAATATACTTTCCTCCCTCGCCACTCGGCACGGTGAATCGGTAATTTGTGCTTGAATCGAATGCTGAGTCAGAATCCCATTCTTCCGCATCCAATTCAACCTTTGTCCACGTTCCTGACGGAAGGCTTTGAGTCGCGGATTTCGAGGCGTGAAAACTCGGAGTGTTATCACCACCAAAACCTGTAGCAGTACCACTGTTCGTCACTGTCGCGCCTGATGCTACGACAAGAGTCGCGCCTGATGGAACGGTAAACGTATCACCCGAATCGCCCAAGGTTCCCGCAACGCCTGTACCGGGCGACCATTTATTTGCTTTGACTTCGGATGACATCAGACACCTCCTGTTAGGGCTGTTATCTCTGCGTCAGTCAAACCAAGTGCAGAGAGTTTGTCGTGCGCTGATTGTTTGTCTGCGGCTTTTTGTGCCTGTTCTGGTGTAGGTTCAGGTGTTGGTTCAACAGGTCGAGCAACGAATGATCCGTTGTATGTGCCGCCTACATAGGCGTTAGCATCTGCTTGGATCAGTTCGCCGTCTACCGTGTATTCGGACTCGCCATCCCACTCAACCATGTTTGTGACTAGGGAGTCTTTTACTATTGCGTATCTCATTATTTGTACTCCTCAACCAAAACTAAACCCGCACCACCGTCACCGCCGGGGTCGCCGTCATAACCGCCGCCAGCACCACCGGAGCCAGAATTTATCCCAGCATCTTGACCGGGAATGTCAAACTGAGTACCCCCTGCGCCACCCGCAGCACCAGCAAAAACACTGCTTCCACCACCACCACCGAAGTAATTATGG